ATACCCTTCTGATTCTGTTGTTTTTCCCATCAACCGAGTTTAGTATGTTACCAAATCCTTAGCGGATGTCTTGTTGTTTACAACTCACTGCCCGCTTAATCGATGGATGTCGAAAGGATTTGATTTGATACTTTCCGAGACTGGGTTAATAGGTGGAATCCTAGAACTTCAGAATCGAAGATAGTGGGTTAAGAGTGCTTATCCTCTTCCCAACATTCGAATACTCCTGGTTTGTGCAGGAAAGCCCCCTTGCTGCGATTTCTCATCGTTGGGGTTCTGTTGAGGAGTACAGATCAGAAGCGACTCCAAAATCGCTGGAGTTGTGCCCGTGTGTTCACGGAAGTCCTAGTTTGCTAGTTGATTCCGAGTTTTTCTCGAAGGAATGTCTGGGTTTAAAACTAAAGCAGTCGTCTTGAGTGCCACCGATGAAGAGTCTCTCCTGGCTGAGATTGCCGGTGCTCTTTCCCGTGCCCAAATGGACATGAAGACTTTCCGCGCTTGTATTCCCATAGAGATGAAGAACGATAAGGCCTTTTGTTTCGAACTCTGTGATGAAACGACCCGTTCTTGGGTCACCGCATTAAGGACCAAAGTGCAGTCGAAGATTAATATTGATCATCCCCACATTATGTTTTTGTGGGTGCCGCGCATTTTGAAGTCGACTCATGCCACAGTGGATTTAAAAATACAATATATAGCCACTGGTGATGTAAAGGTCTTAGGTAAGTTGCCATTAAATGAAGCGTTCCTCCTCAGTTTTGGGTGGGAGCGCTCTATCAGGATGAAGGATGCGTATGGTAAGAAAGGTCTTATGGTTTTCGCGCAACCTAATGCCCCGGCAACACCTCCAGGCGCCCCTTTGGGCCGCTGGATTCCTATGTGGGATGTTTGTCCCACACAGAAGATGCGGTATACCGAGGACGTTGGATCCTCGATGACAAAAGCTCAGGAGATGCGTGTGAAGACTATTCTAAATGAACGTACCACGCGCAGTCTCTTGCGTTCCGTCATGGCAAATGAATATACTTGCCGTGAACAAGTGCCGAAGTTTTTGGGCCCAGGTGAGGTCCAATTATCAGATGACTTGCCGGAGTATCATGATTTCACTCTTGATATGATCTCCGAGAAGAAACCCAAAAACATTCCCCTAAAGGATGCTGTTAAGTCCGTTGAAACCCCAAGTAATTTGGGGGTTGTTCAGTCTGGAAATGGTGTGTCAGGGGATCGAGCCGTCTCTGCTTCGTAGGGACAAGAACACAATACCCCGTAAATGACGTTATTAGTGTTTGTGGGATGGAATCCCTTATTTGGCTCCCCCCAAGCACGCGTTGTGTGGGGGTTCTTGTCTTGAGAAGCCTTTCCTCTAACTGCGTCACTTTTTCCTTACTGAAAACATGTCGAACAATGCTATTGAGATCAATGGGCAGTGGTTTGTACCACAGTCAGGTCGTCAGCCCAGATCTGGAAATAATGCCCCCGTCAATCGGGGAAGACGGAAGCCCACGTCCAGGTCGCAAGCCTGGGCGCAGGGCAACCGTTCCCAGCCACCGGATAGGATGTTGTTTGGCGCAATGCGCTCTGCCCTACCCTCTTGGATTAGCACTCCAGGTGAGCAGTGGCATGAAGTGGAAGGGTTTTCCTTTCCAGCTTCCTGGCCAACAGGTTCCGTGGCTTGTGCCACGATGCGCTCTGAATTGGGGAAGATAAGACCCCTGCATGATTCCACGAAGGTTTATTCCGTGATGTATGGTTTTACCTGCAAATCCGATGGTTATGCCGGATTTGTGGAAGGGTTTGATCCAACCAATCCCACCGGACCGATTGCACCGAATCGTGTACGTGTGAAGGCGGGGAAGTACGCAGCTCGTCAGCTACGATGCCCCCCTGGTACCACAATTGCCGATTTAAAGACCTCATGGTCTTTTGTCTGGCAGTTTGATACCGCCCCAGCAACCGCCACTGTGAATCAAGTCACAGTGGTTGGGTTCTGGGTTTCTACCACACCATTGCCTGGTGTGAAGCCACCAGAGAATTTCCTGGTGTGTGAAGAGTGACTCTCCATGAGTCCTAGTGAAGGGTCCTCCGGGATGTGCTCAGCACCTAGCCTAAGCTAAGTTCATATGCCCACCTATGCTGCTCCGGGTGGATGTTTTTGTTTTGCTTATGAATGCCTATGATTGAAATATCATAGATGCCTAAATTTTCTCTCTTGAGAAAATTTAGATGCCTCCAAGGAGAC